CCATCGAGCCTCCAAAAGGCTCTCCTCTCTCTTCTCCTCGCGTGGCATCTGATGCCACAGTTCACCCGGGGAAAGAACGCACCACTCGCGCCGTCTATCGGTCGAGTCCCTCATCCTGCATGCCGCGTAAGAAGGCATGTGGAAGTATTGGCCCCTAATCTTCTTGCGAAGAAGGGCATTGGAGGGAGGGCAACGCTTGAGACAAGCGTTGCGAGACGGATTGAATGGTTCCTCCTCATCCTGATCACGTCCGTAATCGAAAAGGTTTATGCCAAAGGCTACCTTCTCGGAGAACGACGGCTCGTCATAGGTCATTCGATACCTAGATGACGCAGAATGAGAGGGCGGTTTCACCAGAGAACCACTCCCGAACCTCCGCAACTCGCGATGATACACGAGTTGATTTGACAATGGAAGCCCGAGAGCGGCACTTCCCAAACCCCAACGGTGTCCGAACTTCGCCTTAGCGAAGGCTGTAACCCATGGATCGCCTGCGCGAACGCAAGCCTTAGCCATATGGGAAAAGCCCGCAAAGTCGGACACACCCCCACCTCTACGGAGATTTCGAATCTCCGCCCACTTACCTCCCCTCCTGAGGAAAACCGTGCTGTTTAGCTCGCACATGTCGGAGGCACATGCGGTTTTCTGAGCGTTGAGCTCATATCCGTCGGGATACTCTCCGAGAGGAACATCAGTAGAGATGACTACATCGTCACCATTGACCATGATGCCTCGGATCCCGGACTTCCTACCTGCCCATAGGGCCGCAAGGTAGGAATGGAGACATAGGAGGGGGAAGGACAGATACGTACCCATCATCTGTCCGTGGGATACCTCCCCCATCTTGCCCGCATTGAGCGCTGGATAAAGCGACTCAAGGGCCCAACTCTTGATCTGACCGGGTACAACGGTGGCCTTGGACAGGAGCTTTCCTAGGATAGCCTCAGTCACATCCAGCCGTAGACCATCGGTCGCATTGACAAGATCAACACTCGTTTGCACCGCCCCCCTGCAAACCCTCGCCACACGCTCGCGACTAACAGTACCCCTTACAAAGGGGGAGTCGCGCAGGCCAAAAAGATGGCCCTGAATTGACCTGTGGAGAGGCCCTAAGATGTCATAAGACATCGAAGGGATACCAATCACCCTAGACTTCCCAGCTGT